ATACTAAATTAGGAAAATTATTTTGTATGACAGGATCTACTAACTTTCTAATTTTTTTGAACTCATCAAAATTTTCAACAGTTTGACTCCACCATACGCTGATATCTTCTAAGTTCTTGATATTATCGCGTTCAGCATATACTTTTTTACTGCTGCTGGCACGTACCGGAGATAGTTGGTTAAGTATTTTTTTATAATCTGCAATCAAAAGAGAAGGAATAAATCCTGAAAATATCTTGTAACCTTCCCCTTGCTCAAGTGTATTTTTTAAATCTGTCATTTAGTATCCGCCTGCACTTAATAGTTGTTTGACTTCGGCTATAACATTTTTGTGTTTCTTAAATTTGATAGCCCATTGTTCTGGATTGATGTATTCAAGTATCATTTTTTGTTGTGTACTGTCTAAACTTTCCATAAACTTTAACCCACTTTCACTTTGATACAACATCCAAGGGCTAATTTTTCCCTTTGTTATTTCATAACAAATCTTATTTACATTTCCATAACGTAATACATCACTGGTCTTTATTTTAAGTGATTCTGCTAATACTACACATGTCTCTATACTACGTGCTATAGCATCCAACGGATCCTCTGTTTTCAAATGATCTATTAAGAATTTTGTATAAACAGTATCACGATTCCAAGTATCAATGCTAATTTGATTTTTAAGTAACCAGTCTATATACCTAGAAACATTTACAACTTGTACATCCGAACAATAGTTTCCAAACCTTACAAATGCTCCGTAGTAAGCACTTTTCATAAACTCTAAGTAATCTTTTTTCTTTTTGCTACTATGTTTACCGTAAAACTGAATCCAAGAGTTAAATCCTATACGATTTGCCGGTAAATCTTTATCGTTCCACCTGCGTTTAGGTGCACACATATGTTTGGCGATGGTAGTTTCTCGCAAAAACTCCTTATCACAAAAATCACATTTGAATTTAGTTGCCTGAATCACGAATGTACTGCTCAAGTTCTTCAACTGTAATTAATGATGCTAAAATTTTTAAATCTGACATCTTGCTTGTTGGATACACCTTACTAAGAAAGTTTATAAGATCGTTATCATCTAACTTATTATTCTTTAAAAATTGATGAAACTGTTTACCTTTTCCTAATCCACTAGCACAAAGCATAAGCCATTGTAACTTAGGATGTTTGCTTATAAATTCACCAAACAAATGTGTATTAGCAAATTCGTTTGTGCTTAATACGTGATATTGCTGTAGTGCCGTATTTCCTTTTATACCGCTCATCCATCGCACAAGCATATAAGGACTAAACTTTCTTTGTTGTTCTTCAGTCAACTTATCAAAATAACCATAATCCTTCTTATCAATGGCGGCTAAGGCTTCAAACAAGTCAAAGTCTTGCTTTTCTAATTGTTCATCTTTAGGAGTCTTTGCTTTCGCCATACATTTCTACTTTAGCATTTTCACCCCAAGTATTCAAGGCATAATCTTCCGCTTCTTGTTTAGTCTCAAACAATAAAGGAGCTAGATGAAACTTGCTATCACCTTGTGTTACCCACAACCAATCATTATATTCACCATGATGATCTAGTGCTAGTGGAACTTTGATACCGTATTTCACTTATATAGACTCTCAAAGGTAATAATCTTACCGATCTCTTCTCCAAGGTCCTTGTCATCAGTAATGATATGTACATTACTATTGCTACGGTCCTTGTGTCTATCGTATTGACGATGCTCAATGACCCAGCCACCATTTGCTTTGGTGATATTGAGTGTCATAGTTCTTTCATTATCTATGCGATTGCTTTTTGTTGCGGGCATAATGTCCGGTTCTTTCACAAGTTCGTGTTCACTATTCAATGCTTGTTGACACTTTTTAGCAAGCCATTTATAAAACCATTTCATGATACACCTCAGAATACTTGGTTGTAATCAACAATCTCACAGTTGCGACTAATTTCTTTCACGAAATAGACACAGCGAGGTTTAGGACCATCGTCAATAGGAACACATAAGAATTGACCGTTACGCAATCTAGGTGCATACCATGTCACATCGTGATAGATATCCACGATTTCAATAGGTACAAAAGTAGGACTAAATGAACTCAAAGGGTTGAACTCAAATGCACTGAAACCACGATCATTGAGACTGCTCAATGGTAGTGTTTCCAGATCACCGTGATCTTTTTCGCCAATCAATACTTGCCAGTCTAATGGCATTTTGATTGTACGATTACCCACTGTTAAAACTAGTGCAGGAGTATTGAAACTCTCTAAAAAAATGAGAGGGATATAGTGATAGTCTACGTTTTGTGGGTTGCTATTATCCAGTATAGCAAATCGTAAATCATCTATCTCGTCTGGAAGTGTCTCTAGGTTATAATATTGATTTTCTAATGTTAGTATACGCATGTTGTAATTTTACTACATTAATTCTTAGTAGTCAAGTTTCTCTAATGTAAATGGATACTTTGCTTCTTTGTAATATGCTTTGCGTTGTGTTAAATGACGTTTAGCAAATTTACAATCGCTTGTAATATCCCAAATCTCTACATGATCCTTGTCTTCCGCTTTTCTAATACCGCGTCCAATCGATTGGATAACTCTGACAAATGATTTGCCGGGCTCAATAAGAACAAGATTGAAAATGCGAGGGATATTAATACCCACAGCAGCAACTCCATAAGTGGCAACAATAACTTTAGTATCGCTAGTCTTAATCTCGTCATATTCTTCTTTACGCTCCGTTAGTTTTGTCTCACCGGATATGAATACGCTGTCAGTGATACGTGATTGTAATTCACGACCTGCATTGACACGATCAACAAGCACTAGTGTATTACCGCTGTCTTTGATCTTGTCAACTAACTGTGCGATCTTGTCTAATCGTTTCTCATCTTCAAGCAAATGTTTCAATTCGCTTTGATAGTTGGTAAACTCTACTCCGTCTTTGAACTGCACGATGTTGACATGACATTGTGCCAATACACCTTTCTCTTGTAGTTCTGCTGCGCTGAGTTTCCCAATGACGGGGCCAAGACTCACAAGCAAACTGACTTGCTCATATATAGCCTTAGGTATAGTCCCAGTCAGTCCCCAACGAATGGGTATCTGGCTGAATGGGCCTGTCAATAATTGCTTCAATGCATCAGCCTTGGCCATATGCACCTCGTCAACCATGACACAAACAACATCTTCAATAAACTCTTTGATGTTGACTTCTGCTTCACCTGCTTTTGTATTTTTCAATAAATTATTGAGGCTTTGCCAAGTACAGATGGTATGCTGCTTGTTGTATTCTTTTCTATCGCCAAAGTACACACCAACATCTAATCCAAGATTGATATAGTCTGCTTCAGTCTGTACTACCAGACTTTTATTTGGCACGATGACGATACTGCGCCCATAATACTCTACACTTTTACTTAGTGCAGCGGTCATGATAGTCTTGCCTGCACCTGTGGCGACCTCTTGAATACATTGCGGATTACTCAAAAAGTTATTGATGATCTCTACCTGATAATCACGCAATATAATAGGCTCGCCTTCTTGTGTGTGACCTTTAAGCCAAGCCTTATCGCTGAAACTATCTTCTTTGATCAGTTCAAAACTATATGATGTTTGATATTCGCGCAGGTCTACAAGATCAATGTCATAGTCATATTCTTGTAGTATGGGCACGATATCTGGGATAAGATTGATATATGTGCTACCTGCTATACTACAATAACTTACCTTACCATTCCAACGACCAAGGCGTACCGCGGGTAGATAACGCGCACCGGGCACTTCATGCTCAAACTTGCGCATCAATGCCTTACGGCAGTCTAACTCAAGACCTTCTATCTTGCAATTGACTTCATCCTTGATTATTATTTTTGCTTTTCGCATTATGTAATTCTATCAGACATTTCTCACACAAGCAATCTTTAAATTGGTCGGTTTCTGTTAATGGGATATAGGGGAGTTTTAAACACCAACATTCTTTCTCTGTACTGTTGCATATAAACTTATTTTGGCAACGCCCACAAACTATATGTCTCATTTGACATTGATTGTTCTTGAATTGGTAATATGTATAATTTTTTCTATATTTTTAATATTCATATATGAATGGGTAGTATTTTTAATCATTACATTTACACAGTTATCATCAATATTTGTTGTATAACTTTTCAAAATCAACTCATTATTATTCAACGCCGTTTTAACCTCACTGCTAATTGTTTTATTATATATGATATCTCTGGCAGTGAAAACTTGATCTACTTTGAGAAATTTTAACCACTCAGCCATGATATCTATTTCTTCAAGATCAATTTCTGTCAAATAATTGGCAGCAAATTTTTTAAACTTATCGTCACCTAAAATACTTTCGTCAGTTTTAATAGCGTACCCTGATAATTTAAATAGTGTAATAGGGTCATCGTTTAAAGATATATCCTTTAAACAATCATGTAAATGTTCATTAATAGCAGCAATGTAAAATGTATTTCCTGATTTAACCAAAGTAGGAGTCCAGTATTTTACTTTTTTATAACATTCTAAATCTGATAAAAGTTGATCACTTACCTGACAACATTTGACATCATTGTAGAATTTACTAACGCTATGGAAGGCTGTTTTGAAAGCATGTGTAGAATATTCTGCTTCATATGCTTTAATTTTTTTATTCCATACAAAAGGGTTCAGATATAATTTTCTGAAATACTGTATAAATTTGTTGTTGAAGGGCAATTTAACTTGTATGATGTTTTCAACAATAGATATTTTTGCATCTAGATATTCCGGTAAGGTTTCTACTACTTCAACGTTCCACAATAACTTAATCAAGTGATCTATATCCAAATTATTTTTTTTAAGTTGACGTTGATATTTGAGTAACAATTTGTCAAATAATTTTACCTGATTAGATGTAATTTTTTTATTATCATGAATCAAATGTTGTAGATTTTTAAAAAACCCATAATCCTTTTTACTTAAATGGATGTGACCACCCAACATATAATAAAGCAATTGTTCTTTAGTTTGCATCATTCAATTATACACAATTTAACAAGATAGTCAACTTGTGCGGGGTATTTTAAGCGGGGTTTGCAGTTCTATACCATTTACATTGTTGTGTAAAACTCTAGATTTCCACGAACTTATTTTTCCATCAACAAAGGTGTTAAACGCAATAGTATATCTCACCTTATGCTCTCTATGGACTTCTACACTATGTTGTATGTAACTCGGCCATATAAGTAATTTACCTATTTTGGGTTTACTCTTAAATTCAATCTCTTTATTGGGCATTACATGCTCACCCAATAACGGAGAGAAAAAAGCCTGCACTGGATCATCAAAGTAAAATATTGTATTGGATGAATTATGATCTGTCAAATAGTATAACCCACTAAAGATTGATAATACATGTTTATGTTTGTGTGAAATTTGTCCCATTTGAGTCTTAGTGACCCAAGAATCGCAAATTTTTAAAGTAGTATTTTTTTCAAAATATTTTTTAGTTACTTCGTCTAGGCAACTTTGTATCCAATCAAACAACTCTTTATTATAATAACAAACCATTTCTGTATCAGAGATTTTTTTGTAACCAGAACCACCTGCTTTAGTGGTACTAGAAATTAAATTTTCGGTGTAGTGAATGTCAGATTGTAAAATATCGGTTAGGACACTTTGTGCCAAAATTTCATCACTTTGAAATTCAAATATTTCATGGTTGGCGACGTTATTAACAATCATAAAAATATTTAATGATTTTTGCTTTAATTTAAAATAAAGAATGAGCCCCTTTCGGGGCCCATTCCTTGAAGCGATAAACGGAGTATCAACCTCGCTTCATAACTGTTGACTCAGCAAGCGCACGCCAGTTAGCGGGGCTAATCTTGACAAGATCAGCAATCTTAAGTGCCATGCGCATACTCAATTCGCGCAACTTTGCCTTGTTGTCCCACATGAACTGCATGACCTGATCACCCTCGTCAAACTCAAACCCGTAATCTCGGAAGAGTCCGCCGTCAGTATCACGATGCACCTGCTTGATACGCAACAACTTGTCGCGCTCGGTGTCAATCGTCAAGTCCAAAAAGTGACAGCGCGACTGCAATGCCTCAAGATGGTCCTGCAACTTCTTGCTACGCAAGTTCTCAAACTTAATGTTAGTGATAAAGATGCACGACCCATTGAAGTCAAACGCATCAGGGATACCCTCACGCCGCAACATGCTAGAATCACTATTCCAATAAATGCGCCGCTTCTTGCCACTATCAAGTGCAGCCTTGAGAATGTTAAGTGACAAGTCATCCATGAGTACGCTATCGCAATCGTCAAACACCAATACGTGATTCTTGTCGCTATGCTTGAACAATGTAGCATAGAGACCAAGAGCCGTCATAGCACCTTTGACAACTTCATACTTGAGAGTCTTGCCAGCAAGACGGTCAAACATTGAAGCCTTCTCCAACTGCTGCTCAACGCCAAACGACTTACCAACACCCGGGGGACCACTCACGATCATAGCACGAATGCCACCGTTAGTAGTAGCCTTAGACATCTCATCAAGAATCGCAAAGCGGGTAGCAATACGATTCATTGCCTCGTCATCAGTCTCCTGAACGACAGGAGCCGGGACAAACTGACTGACGTTTGCAGGGGCAGCACCGCCCACAAACTCAAAATCATGTTGATCCTCAACTTTGATTTTCACAACATCAATAGCAATCGGGAACACACCGCCGTTACGCACAGTGATGTAATTACCCTTCTTGCCTGTCTGAAAACCCTTAACCAAAGTAAACTGGGTATTGATCACGGGAATCCCGCGATACATACCATACTTAACAAGAACAACTGACATAAAATACTCCGTTAGTAAATAATCAATCAACTATACTAGTATACGAAAAATCGTACCCTAGGTCAAGAACTATAAATCCAACAAAATCAACGACTTAGAATGTCTATAAGTCTTTGATTTATAAGATCCATTTCAGACTGCTCCACATAGAAGTCTGTTGTAGGATCGTAGTACTGCCCTGCTTTGGTATCGTAGTACAGTATATGACCACTGAAATCAAACGGGCCCTCAAGTCCCTTGCGCGGACCATATTTCTGCTCACGCAGGGGAAGTGTACGATAGCCCATATTAGCCCCAATCCTTGAAGTTACCTGCTGCCTGGTTGTCCCTATAGCCCCTAACATATTCCTCACACTCCTGAAGGGTCATGCGATCCTGACTGATCTCCTCAGAATTGTAAGTATCACCCACAAAGTAGTGGGGGCGAAAACCACGCTGATAATAACTATCAGCACTACCGCGATCATAGGGACCGCCGTGACGCTTATTGACCATTTGACAACTCCATATAAACAGCCTCGCGGACATCAGTATCCGTAGCCTCTTCAAACCCATCAAGTGTACTCAGATCATATAGTAAGTCCATGACCTGGTCCCAGTCAAGTTCCGCTCGTTTTGCGGTCTCAACTACGCCCATTACAAGAGCATTACCTGCGTCTGTAAACATACCATAATACTTGATAGACATAAAAACTCCGTGAATCAACTGTATAGATAGTATGCGCCCAAACTAGGCCTAGGTCAAGAACTATAAATCCATATAAATCAATAACTTACATAGCCTCGTAAAACAGCATAGGCCTGGATATAAGCGGGTCTGGCCAGACATATAGCATTGTAGCACTATACGCTGGCCAGGGGCTATTAGAGGGTCCTATTACTTGCTAGATTTCTGTTCTAGGGACTGTAGCAGGTTGCGTGTGCGGACGATGTCCTCAGTCAGTTCCAATTCACGCTGCTCACTTTCCAATGAGCTCAACCTAATGCTATACATAAGGTAAATCAAATAAGCCAACAAGCCAAATGCGAGAATGATGGCAGCATATTCTTTAGTGACATAATTCAAAAAAGCAACAGTACCAAAAATTACCGCAGTAACACCGGCAACATCACCGGCAGCCTTCAACTTCAAACTCATAAATGTCTCCTTTAGTTTATACGATATATAGATTACAGTAATCAATATGTTGTGTCAATAATGTGTTTGCCCAATTACTGAATATCCTTCTTTAAACTCTTATAAAACTCTTCTAATTCAAGTAACGCAACCTTGTAAGTATAAGCATAGTATATCAAAAGAACTAAAAATCCTACCCAAAAAATATGTTCGCCATACTCTGGATTAACAATTTTAAGTCCTATCATTATTGCTGCTCCTGCAAATCCGGCTAGTAAAATTTCAACAAATGCTTTTAATTTGTTACTCATATGAAATCCTTTTAGTAATATCTCAATGTATTTAAACGATCTATTTCTGCTCTAAACGTTTTGATGCTATCACAAATTGCATGAGGAAGGTTGTCTATTTTAAGTTTGATAAAATTGTCATTGTAGATTAAAACAGTGACATCATGGTTGTGATAAAAGAAATTAAGGTGTATACATTTATTTTTAACCGTTTGTGTGATTTGACCGTGTAGATTTGTGTTGTTTTTTAAATAGGAAATAATTAAAATACTTGTTATATTCATAGTGATGCCGGATGATATGTGAACCACTGCATACAAGCGGTATGTATAGAATCATTAGCAAGCATAGGTGATGGAAAGTTTTGTTTAAATTTTAAATTTGATCTGGCTGCAAGTTTAATATTAAAATCTTCTTGCCCGCCTATTTCTGTTATAAAAATATCGCATCCTGGATTGCAATGGTCACCTATATTAGCAAAAAATTCAGTATGAATTCTCCAATCAATATCTGCCAGTAATCGGTTACTTTCGTCTAAATGCCATTTTTGTCTTGGGTGAAACCCTTTTTTTAAATCTTGAGCATGAGCCTCTTCTAAGGTAAAATCGCGTACCATATGCGGCGGATTGCCTACAATTAAATCAAACTTTTCGTTTGATGGTAAATCACGTGCCTTACCTACACAATATGCCGTAACTTTGTTACTGATATTGTTAAGTACAGCCATATTATTAACGTAGTCTATAGCAGGTTGATAAACATCCATAAAAGTAATGTGGTTAATTATTTTAGCATCCAGCAAACTAAAACCTATCGCTCCCAGTCCTGAACACCATTCTAGTGCTTTATTATATTTTTTATTTTGTTTTTTTATAGCGTTTAGAAAATCTAAGTATTGTGTGGTTCCTCCACCGTCTAAAGAAACCCGATCAATAAACCAATTTTCTATATATAGGCCGTTTTCAAAAGTTAGTTTCATTTAACTGACCGTGACATCTTCCATACCCGCAGTACGCAGGCGAACGATATGGCCTAGTTGCCATTGCTTGCTATCAAGACCCTTCATAATACCCAACCACTTGTTACGCAAAAGTGCTACCTCGTTGATTAGTACTTCAAAGTCAATAACTTCATCTTCGCCGTCAACATACTTTTCAGCATCACGGCTTGTCAATGCCCTGTTGTATCCTTCCAGATATTTCTGAAAGTATTTACGCCTTAACTTACGCAACTGTATGTTAAGGTAGTTTAACACAGCCTCAATCTCTTGTAGTTGATTGAAGCGTTCTTCTGTGATACCGGGTAGGCTTGAGATATTTTTCTCTACCCTTCCACCTACACGGCAATCATATTTTGCTTGTAATAGTTCTGCTTCATAATGACTTATGAAGTCCGGGATTACAGACAAATCAGTTGTGATTCTGGTATACCAGTTCATTCATCACCAATTATCGTCGTAATCCTCATCTTCCTCATCTTCCTCTTCGTAATCTTCTTCCTCATCTTCTTGTGATGCGACAAATGCTTTGAGAGCATCCATCACTTCACTATCTTTACGAAACTCTGCTCTGATATCACTAGCTTCATAATCATTTTGAATGAGAACATCTACAAGTGACTCTGCGGCATCTGGAAGATTTACTTCTTCAATTTCACTTTTGATGGCGCGCCATACTTCATGAATAACTGTAATACTCATCTGTATTATTCCTCCACTACAGAAGTTGTATTACTTATCTTTGATTTCATTCTTTTCACTTTTGCTTTATAGCTAGGATTATTTTCACCTTGTATTGCTTCTCCACAATTCATAGTTTTTCTTATTGTTCCTTTTCCTGTATCTAAATCAAAACCTAACCATCCTGCACAAAGTCCTCGTTTAGGAATCCATCCTCCGCGAATCGCTGCCTTCATAGTGTTAGCAGATATATTTTTACTAGCACAAAACTCATTGATGTTCCCAAAAAATTCAAATACTTCACCTTGAGGAGAGATTAATTTCCATTTTTTAGATTTATTATTTTCAGGTCCTCTACGAGATTTCCAATTTTTATTAGATGCTCTTACTTTTATCATAGATTTACTTATTTTATCCTTTACACTATCATAACGACTAAATTTATTTTTGCCACCTTTATCTAAATTAATACATAAAGGATCATTTAATATTTCTTCTGTTATGTAAATAGATTCTAATAAATTCATTTGATCAAAAGAGTATCCAAAAACTAGTATTTCTCTTTTTAAGTTTACAGTAGTTTTAGATTTTATATAATCTTTAATTATAACTCCAGAACCAAAATAATAAGGATCTAATGTTTTTTGACTTATAATTTTATGTTGACCAATATAAAATCTACCATCAGGTAATATAGTTTTATATAAAAATCCATATGGAATATTATTCTTTTGTCGTATCATCACTTATGTCCGCTTGGTTTTTAGACAATTTTTCAAAATCAGACATTAATTTGTCTAAACACCCTTCTTCATTGCTTTCCCAACTTTTACGAAAGTATTTAATAATTTCACCGTCAAAAGTAGTGAATACCAACTTATTTCCATCTTTCTTAAGAAGTCCCTTAGCTTCCGCTAAGTCTACTAAACCTGAATAGGGATTCATCCCCGTAGAATATGGGATTTTTACTTGAACACTTTCAAATGGTTTAGCATAACGAGTTTTCATCACTTTACATGCGGCACGAATACCACGCACTTCGCTGATCTTGTTGCCGTCCTCATCTTCTTTGAGTTTGAGTTTCTTCATAGCGACAACAATGCTTGAAGCATAGATGAAGCCTTGACCGCCACTGATCTTGTCATCTGGATCAAAAAGGTCTTGTGAAGCATATGTGTGATTAGTTGCTACGAGTCCAACATTATGACTACCAAACATATTCACACAATTGCGTACAAGTGCTGTAAGTGCCTTAGGCTTGCGACCCATGTCACCCTTCATATCACCTGCTTCAAACTGATTAACATCAGTTGGAGTCAATAACATACCAAGACTGTCAATGATAAACAATACCTTAGGCTTATCGTCTGCTGGTAAAAGTTTATAATTTTTCATGAACTCACTAATAGTCTTAGCAACATCATCAATCATTGCCATGTTGAGTTTCAACAACTTATCTTCACTTGTATCAACACCAAGTGCTTTCAGCCAATCTTCATCAAGCGCATTTTCAGTATCAACCAATACAACGAAAATGCCTTGCTGTTGTGCGTGACGAACTAGATTACCTGAGCAGATATAACTCTTGCCACTTCCTGATTCACCTGCAAATACAGTTACCTTGCCTAGTGGGACTCCTTTGTTAAAGTCTCCGCTAATAAGATAATTGAGAGCGTGGTTACCGGTACTGATCCAATCAGTAGGATCATTGAAACCAATACTGAGACCTTCAATACTTTTAGTAATATCTTTTCTAAACTTGCTAACATCAAATGGTTTGGCCACAGGCCCTCCTTATTTAAAAATATTCTTTCTAATGATTCTATCATTGAATGCTATCTTGTCAAGCATATCAGGACAACTATCCGCGATACGATCAAGTTCATAATCATTTGGATAGTGTCGTAATGCACCACGGGCACGATCACGGACAATAGACGGCACACGGGGCGTCTTGCCCGGATCACATAATTCTTCTAGTAACTTCTTTCCCTGCTTTAGTGCGCGGAATCTTTCGTCTGGTAGTGTCATGGTAGTTTCCTCAGTTTAGGAGAGGGGAGAGTGTTACCTCTCCCCAATACTTTCTTAGCCCTTCTGCTGTCTAGCACGGATCATCGCTAAAATGTCCTGTGCCTTATCGCTAGAAGTACTCTTAGGAACTACTACGGGTTCGCTTGCCTGCTCTGTTTCTTCATCTTCAACGACTGCTTTCTTAGCAGTAACATTGACAGTAGAAACTTCAGTTACATGGGGAGGTGCTGCATTGCCTGCAGGAGCATCAAGTCCATATGGACGATAGTATGCACCCCACTTGTCGTTGTCGTATGGCTTACCGTCTACAGAAGCCTCAAACATTTCTTTGATGACACGCAATTCGCTTTCGCTGGGCTTCTTTGGCAAGAAGTCAGCAAGATTGAATAATCCATGTGCATCAATAGCAGCCTGCTCTACTTCAGTTAGTGGACTTTCACGGCGCGCCCAATTACTAGTTGAGTAATCGGCATAACCGCCCTTGCTAGTCTTTTTGATATTGAAATCAAGACCGCGCATATAATCAGTTGGCAATTCTTGAATTTCGGGATCCATCAAACTTGCCTTGATGATAGTGAAAATCTGTGGGCTGATGACGAATCTACGAATAGGATTCGCAGGAGTTGCATCATTACCGATTGGGTTCTGACGAACAAAACCTTGGAACAGATAACTGCGCTTCTTCCAATACTTGTTAGCCATTTCTTTGAGTGTTTCGTCTTTATACCACGGGCGAACTTCAGCCAAGATAGGACAGTTATCGCCATACATTTCTACGCATGGGACCTGAACAACTACTTGCTTCATGTTTGGATCACCCTTGACGCCATTGAACGGCAACTTGATGATCTGACGCTCTACCCAGAAAAAGGTATTCTTTGTATCCGCATCAGGAAGGAAGCGAATGGTAGCAGTAGTACCTTCTTCCATATTCCAGTGGGGATAGATTGCGTTATCTGATTGGGTGCGCTGACCCTGATTTGACTTTTTGCTTTCTTGTGCCGCGAGACGGGCACGGATATCTGCTAGATTTGCCATAGTATAATCTCCTTTATAAAAAATGCCTATGTTGAGCCTAAATGTGTTTTAATGTTCGTTGTCGG